GCTCACGCCCAGCCACTCTGTTGAGCGTCACGCTGCCGATCAGATCGGATAGTGCGCCGCAAACGCCCTTTGACCCGCAGGCGCTGACCTCGCGCAGATTGCCCTTGCCGAGCAGAGCATCCATCAACCCCTGGGCATCCTGAAGATCCCAAGCCGTGGCGATCCGGGCCAAGCGTTGCGCCAGGTCAAGGCCTTGCAGGGCATTGGCGAAGACAGTGTGCTGGCGCAGCGCGGGCATCACCTCTGTGCGGTAATCGATGCTGTGACGTTTGAAGCGCTCAGCGATCCACGTTTCCCAGTCTCCAGACCGCGCGACATCTTCTGCCGCCACGCGGTACTGATCCGCAAGGAGCGCCTGACGTGCCGTAACGGCTGCGCTCGGGGCGCCGCTGCCGGAATGGGCCACAAGCCGTTTCGCATCAGCCTGCAGCGCCTCAGAAAATACACGGTCGGAGCTTGCGTACACCAGAGTCGGATGCATGTTGCCGTCCAGATGGTGCCCGTATTCGTGCCTCCAGGTAACCTGCGCGCGCGGGTCATCCAAGCGCCTCGATCCCATTTCGATATGCTGCCGCCAGCTGCAGCTCGCGGCCATTCCCGGGGTCTGTTTCAGGTCTCTCGGATCACCGACGGAGGCAATTTGCTTCTTCAACCAATCCGGTGCGTTGGCGAACGATGCGTCGTGCCAGCGGCCCGCGCGCGTCGTGCTGTCCCAGTACGCAAGAGCCTTATCAGCCACCTGTGGCGCTGGTTTGCGGGCGTCGATCGAGACGGCTTGAGCAAGCTCTTTCGGCAGATTCATCCGCTTGCGTTCGACCAGGTCGGCAATCCGAGCCGCTCCGGCAGCGCCCGGATTGTAGTCCCAGCCCACATCAGCCCAGAGCACCGTCCGCTTTCCAGGACGGGCCGGATCTGGGACCGACACGCCACGCTGCACCAGCTTCTGTGGGTCGACTTCACCGGTGCGACGATCGACGAGGCGGCGCAGCGGGACTTCCCGCTCAATGATCCGCGCTTCTGTTTCGATCCGCAGACCACGGCGCTCCAGGTCTCGCGCGGACAGTGCGCGAACGGCGCAGCGGCAATTGAAGCCGTTTGGCGGACCGATCACAGACCACACCGGACTATCGATCGGGAAGATCTTCCCGTTCAGGCGTGCGTGAGCCGGCCTGGTGCGCCCGTCCAGCACTGCCACGTACTGGAGGTATGGCCGCGAACCCGCATTGTCGACGAAGCGCTGCCATCGCCCAGCCGCATACGCCGTCTGCACGTTGGTCCGGAAGATCGTCTGCAGACGGCGCGGACTGCCCTCCTGTACGACCTCGGCCTGGCCGTCTGAGCCGACGACGATCTTTCGTCCCCACCAGCCCTTCTGCTGCAGAAGACCCGTCAAGCGCTGGTCGAACCAACGCTGCGTCTCGCCCCTTTCGAGCACTGCGCCGACCGCTGTGTGAATATCACCCAGGACGTCCATGCGAACGAGCTTAGCCACGGTAAACGCCGCCGCATTTGCCTCTTTCCAGGTGTCGTGCCAGTCCCACGAAATGGCGAAACCCTTCGACTTGAAGGCCGCGATGGCCTCATCTGGCGGCAGATTGACTAGCGCAGAAAGGTCGATCGACATACCCGGTCAATCATTCGCGCCGGCCGACAGGCGCCCCCAGCAATCCGCCACGAAAATCGCCCGAGACAACGCCTCAACCAGTTGGTCGTCGTTCATCATCGGAAACCACTCGCCCATGCGAGCCAGAATCTCTTCCGGATCCAGGCCCTCTTTCAGAGCATCGAGAATCGGTTTGAAGAGTGGTGTCGTGACATGCTGCCAGTCAATTTCCGCGGTCATCCCATCTTCGACAGCGCCTTGTGCGCGGCGCAAAGAGTCTTCCTTCGCGCCGACAGCGCCGCCCGTTGTGGCGGCCAGCGCCGCCAGCTCCGCAGCGCTCGGCGCATCCACAGTCGGCAAGGCTGGCACTTGCTTGCCATCGTCCCCATCGACGCCGGCAGGAGGCCGAACGCCGAGCACTTCCTCTCCGTCAGCAGCCTCGGGAATATGCAACCGATCGCGAACCCAGGAGGCAGGAATACTGAACAACCCGGCGAGCTTCGGAATCGCATCCGCGTAGGCCACCAAGTCCTCCGGCACCCCTGTGTCGAACTCCAGGCGCGGGCAGCGCCGCAGGCTGTCGAGTCGGCCTCGGTTCAGCGCCACCAGCGGATACACCAGATGCCGAGTCAGCGTGCCAGCGATCTGCCGCGCATCCGCCTCCAGAATGTCGTGCCGCACCTCTTGGTGGACATTGCCGAGCGCGTTCGTGCTCGTCTTGCCGTCCGCCTGGCTGGTCAACGTGCCACCAAGGATGCACTTGCTCTGCGCCCGGTCTGCCCAGCTCACCATGTCCAGATGTGAGCCGCCTCCGGTGGCGCCGCCGGTGATCTTCTGCACCTCCAGAATCATGTCGGCCGGCATGATTGCGCGCGCATCGTGCCCCAGAGCAGTCACCGACCGCAGCAGGCTGGCCTTCTCTGCTGCGGTCGCCCCCTTGGCGTACTTGCCGACGATGATTGGCAGGCCGTACGACTCGAGAAACTCAGCAAAATCACCGATCCCGTACGCCTTGTACAAGAACGGCCACGCCAGGACGCGGTAAATGCCCATCCGCGCGATGTACCCCGTCTTCGCTTTGCCGTGCTCGTGAAGGATCCAGCCGAACTGCGCCAGAGCCGCTCCATCCGCGCTGCCGTCCCGCAGCCGAAGCGCCGTGCGATCCTGCGTGAGTTGGAACCACTCCTGTGGCCGCGGAAAGAACTCCGGCAACCACTCTCGTCCATCCTGCCGCCACGCCAGCTCAACGCCGGCAAATCCGTGACCAACGCCGTCCATGCACGCTAGAACAAGGTCCTCGAAATCGTCGACGCCGTCGCCGATCACCTCCTTGACCCATTCCGCGGACGCCTTTTCCGCGGCCGTTGCGTTCCGTGGCGGAACGATGTCCCAGTCGAGATTGAGCAGCGCCAGCTTCCGCTTGCCCATCTCCGCGCACAAGTGTGGATCGCGCTCTTCCATATCAGCGAACAGGCGATGCTGCCCGATCAGATCGCCGGAGTCAGCGGCCCGCAAAGTCGCGGCCAGCCGAGCAGGCGAGAGGCCGTCCAGCATCGGCGTCAGGTACTGGTTCTCGAGCGCGCGAATCGCCGCCGTTTGCGGCTCATGCAGCATGCTGCGGTCGATTGGCCTGCCGAACTGGTCCACAATGGTGCTCATAGCATGTGCCTGGATCGCATCCCTGCTTCATCTCCGCTGTCGTCATCGTCCGCGCTGTGCCGGCCGCCGGCATTGCCAATCGTGCGCCGCGGTACCGACTCGAAGCCATCGCAGCGCCCCGGCATGCCCTCCTGGCGCAGAGCATAGTTCGCCAGGAACAGACCGATCGCAAAATCCCCGTGTCGCTGGTGTTTTGCCGCGCCTTCCCCGCCACCGGCACGCTGCGTCGCCAAGCTCGGCAGCTTCGGCACCCCGTTGATCCGCCTGATCGCCCGCAGATCGTCGCGGCACTCCTCGTCGCGCGGCAGGGCGTCAATGGTGCCATCCTCGAAAGCGGCCTTGAAGCGCGGCATCTCAGCCAAGTAGAACGCCTCGGACAGCTTCACCTGCGCGATCCGGCTTGCTCCGTAGGTGTCCGACGCAAATTCCGCCAGCGCCGCGCCGTTGCCGCTCGCATCGAGCGCGCCAAAGCGAAAGTTCGGCAGCCGATCGACAACGAACTCGAGCACCTGCTCCTGCTGCTTGAAAGGGCAATTGCCGAGCTCGATCGACACCTTGCATCGCTGCACCAGGTCGCACCCATCCTCCAGAACCGGCATCACCGTCAGGTCGCCGACGCGGGCGAAATCCAACCCGAATCCGTGCACGCGCTCCTTGTCGAGCAGTTCGAGGATCGGCAGCACCTCCTCCCGGAGCCAGGCCGCCACTTCCAGCCGGCGCTGCGGTTCCGGCAGCAGCTGGAATGCAGCATCCCAGCGCTTGCGGATCACTGGAGTTTCCCGGCTCATCCGCGACTCGATCAGGGCCATCGGCAGGTACACCCCGCCGCCCTCACTCGGGATCACGTCCAATTCTTCGGCCGCTGTCTCGCCGTACATCGCGTAGATCTTTGCGACCCACTCATCCTCTGTCTTGTCGACCAGACGGGCGCCCTGTATCAGCGCGACGCGCTGATACAGCCCTTGCTCTACTGCGTCTCGAAAGGTCGTACGGTGGAGTGAATAGTTCAGGCGCCCGGCCCGCACGTTCTCCACCAGCTCGTTGAACGGGTTGTTGGTCCCGTTGTGCGATGAGATCAGCCGCACCCGGCCGCCCCAGATCAGCATCGCCAGAGCCGCCTTCATCAGCCCTGTCTCTTAT